ACAGCCCTTGACCTGTTCTTGTAGTCGGTGACCATCGAGTCCCCGAGCAGGAATGGCAACTGCATGAGGAAGAGGCCCCCGGCAAAGATGACGAAAATGACGATAGCCCCAGCGAGCGGGTTCAAAGGTGTCATCATGGTTCTCTCCTGATTGTTATTGCCTATTCAAGTATACCACACAAATCCCAGGCTGTCAAATGGCATTCTATATTCTTTTGGCCTGCTGTGTGATCTTCTGTGCGGCCTTGTATCACGGTGAAACATCCCGATGAACATCGAGACCCTTGCTTCCGTGGGCCTTGCCGGCTGCATTTGCTTGCTTTGCGTCGTCCTCTGGGAACGCGAAGCCACTACCATAAAACGACTTGCGTACACACTTGCCTGGCCCATCCGGATGCTGCTGAAGCTGCGTCTATGGATTCTTGACTTTGTGTTTGTTCAACTGCCCTCACGCCTCCGAGGTACCCCATGAAAGGTTTGACCTATGTTCTCGCGCTTGCTATCGCTCTTACGACGGTGCCGATCGGCACTGCTGGCCCTACGACTGAACCTGCTGGACCGTCGGATCAGTCGGCTGGAGCAGAGGTGGGAACGCCTGTACAGCAGGAAACAGCGGCTATCGTAATCAACGCCCCCACAAAGGGCCGCGTCGGAGAACTCATCCGCTTCGATCTCACAAAGAGCGTGGCGGACTCCGTAAAGTGGATCGTGCAACCGGCAACTCCGGACTTTGAGACCTATGAAGATGGCCGCCGCGCAGTCTTCTCGGCCCGCACGCCCGGTGACTATGTATTCTTCATCTCGGTCGCTAAGGGTGGCACGGTAGACTCCCTGATCCATACTGTCCGTATCGAGGGACCCCCGCCCAAACCTGAGACCCAGAGCCTAGCCGACTGGATTCCGTACTGGCTGTATCCGATGCAGCTTAATACAAGTGAGGCCGAGATCCTTGCTGCGAGCTTCGAGGACACCGCCGCGCGCATCACGGCACTCTCGACGCCCAAGGGTATCATCGAGGCTACCGCGGAAGCGAACCGGGCCGCCATGGGTAAGTCCTTGAGTAAATGGAAGCCCCTTTTGAAGAAGATCCAAGCCGCCCTGGCAAATCGCGCCAAGGCCGGCACCCTTACTACCCCCGACCAACACAAGGAAGCCTGGCTTGAAATCGCCAGGGGCCTCCGAAAGTACGCAACTTGACACAGGAAGTGTTTACATTTAACACAAGAAGGGCCCTCAAATGGCCAATATTTTCACAAACTTGATTGCCAATACAAGCCCCGCCGTTCCCGCCGCCATAGTGGGGCGCGCCGAGAGCCGCATCAAGAACTATCTTCAGCGCATGGAAACGTCGATGAAGTCGAAGCTGTCCTCTACCAACACTGAAGCCAACGAAGTCAGTGTAATTGCGGCATTTGGTGGTACCGCCACCGGTGGCAACTTTACCATCTCCGTTGACCTTCCTACCCGCGGTATCAGTTACACGACTGCCAGTATTGCTCATGACGCAGCAGATAGCGTCATTGAAACTGCCCTGGACTCCGCGTCCCCGGCAACCGTCCCCGATGGCGATATCGCCGTCGTAGGATCGGCCACGAACTTTACTGACGGCACCATGACATTCACTGCAAATGGCAGTGCTAACGTGTCCGCAATGCCCGCGCTCATCACGATCACAGACGTGGACCTCAGTGGCACCGACCCAACCGTCGGAGCCGTTACACGTTCGACTCCGGGCCGCAAGAATCGAAACGGTCACCAGGCAATTTCGGATCTGAACATTGCTCTCGGCTGCACGCACAATGCGGGCGAAGCCGCCGTCCTGACTACCGCGGTGGCCAATTATGTTGGCTGGCCTGACCGAGCGCCTCTGGACGTCATCAAGTGGCTTGGCGACGTAATTACCAAGGAAGAGGGTAACAACTATACCAAGTTACAGCTCGAAACCCTGTATCCCGAGCTGTTGAACTTGAACTAGGAGCCTGAGATGAATCGGCGGGAAGCACTGCAACGGATGGCCGCATTGGCAGGGACTGCCCTGCTTCCCGGTCAGGCTCAGGCCACGACAGCCATCCACACCGGGTGGGTAAACTCACCGGCTGCCCGGCGACAATTCGTAAATAGTCACCGGTACCCATTCCTGAGCCAGCAGGCTCAGCACATTCATGGCACTAGTGATGGGCGTATTGTCATGCTCCACCCCTTCCTGGAGCAGGCGATGGGCCATTCACTGATTCCCCACGCCCAGGGCACTGGTGACTGCACCTCCCACGCGTTCGGCCTCGGTGTTGACGTTCTGACCTCGACACAGATCCACATGGCCCAGCGCCCCGAGCTCTGGGTCGCTGAGTGCGCGACCGAACTGCTCTATGCGGGTGGACGGGTGGAGATCGCGGGTGGGGTCTTGGGACGCAGTGCAGGCTGTGCCGGCCACTGGATCGCTGAATGGCTGGTCCGCTATGGGGCATTGCTCCGTCAAGAGTACCCGGGCCACAATTTCACAACATATAGTGCCGAGCTTGCCGACAGTCTTGGTATCACGGGCTGCCCTGACGAGCTTGAAGCGATCGCCAAGCAGCACCCGGTCAAGACAATCTCCCTGGTCCGCTCCTTCGAGGAAGCGTGCGACGCGATCGCAAACGGGTACCCTGTCACGCTCTGCTCGAACGTAGGCTTTGGGATGACCAGCGCTTCATGGGTACGGGATTCCCAAGGATTCCTGCGACGTCGCGGACGATGGGGCCACGCAATGCTCGGGATCGGTTTTGACCGCAAGTCCCAACGACAAGGAATCTGCATCGAGAACAGTTGGGACGATTGGGTCACGGGCCCCACCCAGCATGATCAGCCCCGCGGGTCCTTCTGGTGCGACCGCAGCACAATCAACTCCATCCTCTCGCAAGGCGATTGCCATGCGTTGAGTGGTTACGTGGGTTATCCCCGCATCGATATCCCTGACTACGAGATCTGGTAACATGACAAACAACCATTGGACACTGATTGGAGCAACGTATGCCATCTTTGCTATCGCAACTGCATCTTTGGCTACGTCTCAAACGAGCCCTGCGCGCCTTGCTGATCAGCCCAAAGTCGTGGCCCAAGCAGATCAAGGCCCTCTTGTCTGTCGTGAACGATTGGTTGAGTTTAACCCGCGAAAATATCTCTTCCTCACCATCTGGTCCACACGAAACTGTTCAGCCTGCGACCGTCAAGAGGCGGAGATTCCTGCGTTGGAGAAGGCGGGCTACAACGTCATCCTCCGAAAGGCCCCGGCCCCAAGGTGGGTCAGATCTTTCCCTACCACAATCGTTACAAAAGGCAGCCCCACTGGCAATCGAGTCGCTGATTGGACCGGCTTCAAAACCCTCGCAGAAATCGACGCGCGTCTCAAAATTCGAGAGGTTGAGGAGGAAGAGGAGGAAGAGGAAGTAGAGGACATTGACTACGACATCTTCTGGGTCCAAGTCAAAGCCCTGAACCTTGTGGTGTGGCTCAATGACACCAAAGAGTGCGATCGCCAATACGAAGAGATCTCCAAGCTCCGTAAGATTGGCTTCAGTGCCAATGTGTACATGGTGTCTGGCCCGAAGACGCCCCCATCGTATGTCATTAACTTTCCCACGGTAATTCTGATCAACAATCGGAAAGGTGGGGTAGTCTGCATTTGGACAAGGTTTGTGACCGCACACACCATTCGTATGACCGCCCAAGATAGAGTCTGATGCCATACCTTGAATACTCGGCCGCGATCGCCGCACTGACTATGCTGCTCAGTCGATCAAAGTTGTTTTCCCCACTACGTAATCTGTTTCCTGATTGGTTCCCACTTCATTGCCCGGTGTGTTTGAGTTTCTGGATAGCTTCCCCAGTATTGTATTTGGGTTTTGCACCTTATCTTGCGTCCGTCACTTTTTCCAATCTGTTCATGCTCGGGATCGCCAAACTCTATCTGGCAGTCGACGACATGGACTACACGCCCGAGTAATGAATGAACATTGCTGGACAGGGGCAATGGACGTGCAAACAGGCGCCAACGCTATGCTGAAGGCAAGAGTTACTAAGCCGGTGTGGTCCAATTGGTTGGTCACCTGTCCTGTAAACAGGTTTAATGCAGGTTCGAGTCCTGTCACCGGCTCTTAGGAGACATTATGAGAACAATGACCAATCGCCGCTTCGCACGCCGCATCCGCCTTGCATGTCGCGTCAAGTTGCGCGCGGGCGAGATGACCCAAGACCAAGCCCAACGCGTAGTGGCCGGCAGCCATGACCATGACACCGTGGCCCTCTGGAAGACAACCCTTGAGAAGCCCCAGTACGGGGCACCCTGGCTCGGGACTGATAACCCGCCCGGAATCTGGACCGATAGCGGCTGGGGCTCCAAGCTCTGGGACTGGTTGATCGACAACTGGCCCATGATTCTGAAGGTGCTCCTGTCGTTGCTAGTATTCCTTGACACACCAAAGGACTCCCAATGATTCTTCAAGCCCCTACCCGATCGCATCGTCGGATGGTCTGTCATTACTACGTCGCCGACAACGCTGAACAGCAGCGTCTTGCAACATCCCTCTCAGGCAACTTTGAGTTTGAGCTCCCCGACGACACCGAGGTTGCCCTTTACCTGCCTTGTGAAGGCGCTGACACCCCCATAGGTGGTTATGCTTGGGATGGGGACGCATGGGAACAAGTCGCGCTTGATGGCATCGATGATTACCTGGATGGCTACAAAGAAGTCCCAGGCCCCGCACCCGAGCCCGAGAACGATCTTGATCTCGATGATACTGCGGGCACCTCCGTTGAACATCTCATTGATCCTGAACTCTTCGAGGTCGCTGAGAAGTACACAGCCGAGTACGCGGAGACATGGAAAGCGGTCAATGAGTCCTTCAAGAAAGTGACCAAGGCCCCCAAGTGAAGACTCTGCGCCTCCCAGAGACTCACGCTGCCCGCTTGCATATCGAGATGTTTTTCAGCAATGGAAACAGCTCGTGCATCGAGTTAAAACGATGCAGCGCGCTGCAAGTCTCGGACGACGTTGTGAACGTCATCGTGACCTCACTCAATGACGACCGGTCAATTCAGCTTGGGTCACAGAGTCTAAACCTTGGCCATCAAGTGGAATTCACGGTAAGTAGATGAATGGATCTCTTAACAGAACTCCAGGAGCGTATTTCCGCCGGCCTGGTCAATAAGACCCTGACTCACTGTTCCCGGTGGGCCGAGCACCGCCGGATCATGGGTGAGCCGCTCCCTGGCAAGTACAGTTTCAAGCACCATCCCTGGTGCCGCGAGATCCACGATTCACGGGCGTCAACGAATACGACGATGAAGGCTGCCCAAATGGGCATGACCGAGATCGCCATCAATCGGGCGCTGTTCACAATCGATGTGTTGAAGAAGGATGTTCTGTACGTTCTTCCGACCGCAATCAACGCGGGCGACTTTGCCAAGGCACGGTTCAACACCGCGCTGACGTACAGTGACTACCTAAAGGAGATCTTCACTGACACAAACACAAGTGGATTGAAGCAAGCTGGTGGGGTGTGCCTCTACATCCGCGGGAGCCGGGGCGACAGCAACCTGAAATCGATCCCGGTTGCGGTTCTCATCCTCGATGAACTCGACGAGATGGACCCGAAGCAGATCCACCTGGCTAAGGAGCGGCTGTCAGGGCACAAAGAGAAGTCGATCTGGCAGATCTCAACGCCAACGATCCCCGACAAGGGCATCCACGAGAAATACATCGAGGGCACCCAAGAGCACTACATTTTTAAGTGCCCACGGTGCGGCCGCCAAACAGAGCTGGTGTATCCTGATTGCTTGGAGATCATCGGGGAAAGCATCACCGACCCACGCGTCCATGAGTCCTTTCTCAAATGCCGCGAGTGTGGTGGCCGGCTTGAGCACGAGACCAAAACCGAGTGGCTTAGCGACGCGAATTGTGAGTGGGTCCCAACCGTAACGGACTGTGACGAGAGCCATCGCAGCTTCTACATCAATCAGTTGTACAGCTACGCGATGATGCCCGGAGAAATCGCGCAAGCCCATTTTCACGGACTCGGTGACGAAGCCGCCCAGGTAGAATTTAATAACTCCAAGCTCGGTCTACCCTATGTTCCAGATGGAGGGCAGGTCACCGATGACGAGTTGAAGGCAGCCGTTCGCGACTATCGCAAGAACGATCAACGCCCCACGGGCCCCGGTCGCCTCATCACCATGGGCGTTGATCAAGGGGCGTGGAATCACATCTGCATTGTCGAATACTTCGTGACCGGGGGTCAATACGACATCAACGCCGAGTCCAAGGCCAAGCTGCTATGGGAAGGCAAGCGCGACGCGAGCGACTTCAAAGAACTAGATCGCCTGATGCGGGAATGGCAGATCCTGGCGTGCGTCATTGACGCCCGCCCACAGATCAATGATGCTCGCCGGTTCGCGAGACGCTTCCCAGGCTATGTCTGGCTCTGCACCTACCCCGTGGGGGTCGCGGGCAAGGAGCTGCAAGAAGCCGACGCCGACAGTGGCGCGCCCATCTTGAAGGTAGATCGCACAAACTGGCTGGATGCCTCGCAGGGGCGGTTCCACTCGGGACGCATTGTCCTGCCTCTTGATGTGTCGCTCGAATTCAAGGACAACATCAAGGCACCTATCCGAACATACAAGAGAGACGACCTCGGGAATGCCCAGGCCATCTACCTGAACACCAAGCCCGACCACTATGCGCATGCGTTCAACTACGCTGAGATCGCACTGCCCCTGGCCGCCGGCATCACCACCTCCCAGGACATCACGGACAAAGTAGTCTAATGCCTAACATCCCAAACAAGCCGCGGATGATCGATGTCCGGCATCCGTATTACGTCAATGACTCCCTTTCCTGGAACGAATGGCGTGAGACTTATGAAGGCGGTGAACAATATATCCGTACCTACCTGAACAAGTACAGCGACCGAGAAGACGAGAACGACTTCCAAGACCGCCGGAAGATTACTCCGGCCCCGACATACGCCAAGGCCGCGATCAATGACATCCGTAACTCAATTTTCCAGCGATTGAATGATGTTACCCGGCGAAATGGCAGCACTGCCTACATGTCAGCGATGGCCGGCAACCTTGGCGGGGTGGATAACAAAGGCGCGTCCATGCAGAGCTTCATGGGCATCACCGTCTTAACCGAGCTCCTTGTCATGGGTCGCGTAGGCGTTTACATTGACAGCCCCGAGCTGACCGGCAACTCTCTGGCCGATGTCGGTGACCATCGCCCCTACTTGTATCACTACCCGGCCGAGAACATTCTGTCTTGGGTGCCGTCCAAGCCCGGCCAGCCCGGGGACTTTCAGTCCCTGCTGCTCCGAGACACGGGCGTCACTATGCAGCATGAGATGCAGTACGGCATCATCATGCCAGGCGCACCATACACTCGCTACCGCCTCATCTGGATAGACGAAGTGACGGGCAAGGTCCACATGGTCTTTTACGATGAGAAGGACCACAACATCAACAAGTATGGTCAGCCCTCGCTCGCTGAGGATGTGATCACCCTGGACATGGATCGCATTCCATTCACATTACTGGACATTGGCTCCAGCTTACTGAAAGATGTCTCGAATCACCAGAAGGCGTTATTGAACCTCGGGTCCAGTGACGTGTCCTACGCGCTGAAAGCCAATTTCCCATTCTTCATTGAGCAGAAGGACTTGCGGGCGGTAGGTGCCCACCTCAAGGATTTCATCCTTGAAGACGGAACCCCGAGCACCAGCGAGAACGACCACAGTGGGCGCGAAGCGAACGTGGGCGTCACCCGCGGCAAGGCCTACGACCTGAAAGCTGAGCCCCCGGCCTTCATCCATCCATCATCTGAGCCCCTGCTCGCGTCGATGAAACTCCAGGAAAAGCTGGAAGACGATATCCGCAAGCTGGTCAACTTGGCCGTCCAGAACAAGCAGGGCCAGCGAGTCACCTCTGCCGAGGCCTTGAAGCTGAGTGACCAGGGTCTGGAGGCCGGCCTCTCGTACATCGGGCTCGTGTTGGAAGGCGCCGAGCGCCAGATCGCCGAGCACTGGGCCGCGTATGAGCAACGTGACCATCGAAAGCGACAAATCGCGCTCATTCGGTACCCTGACCGCTACAGTTTGAAGGACGATACCGACCGCATCGAGGAAGCCGACAAGCTCTCTGATCTGATGGACACCGTTCCGGGCGTGACTGTTAAGAAGGAAGTCGCGAAGACAATCGCCTCAACCCTCCTCGATGGTCGCGTGGACGTCGCCAAGATGGAGAAGATTTTCAAGGAGATCGACGCCGCCGATTATACTACCAGTGACCCGGATGTCACCATTCGAGCCCAGGAAGCCGGCCTCGTGGACGATGAAACCGCGTCCCAGGCGCTGGGCTACCGCAAGGGCACGGTCGAGAAGGCCAAGAAGGATCACGCGGACCGGGCTCTCCGGATTCTGCAAGCCCAGACCTCGGCCAAGGACGACATGGCCGACGCGGGCGCCCGCGGCGTAGGAGACCTTGCCACCGAGAAGGGTGGCCAGGCCGAGCGCGACGAGGCGACCGAGACCACCCTGAAGGCCGATGCGAAGAAACCCCAGCGCGGCAAGGGCAAATCCCTGGCCAAGGGAGACGAATAGATGGCTCTGTTGTACTATGGCACCCTCGATGAGGCAAATACCTACTTCAGCGAGCGGCTCCACGCCGGTCCCTGGGAAGATTCGGCCCCCGCGGACCGCCCCAAGGCCCTGAACCAGGTGCGCATCATGATAGACAGCCTGAACTATCAAGGTGTGAAATCCGTCGTCTACGACATTCTGTACGACAGCACAGGCAACCGTGTTAATCCCAAACCCAGTGAGACCACGATCATCGCCGCGGACGCTACACAAGAGTTAGAGTTCCCTCGGGGCTCTGGCACGAGCGTCCCTGAGCAGATCAAACAGGCTC